GGCCGAATTTTCGTCCCATCAAAACTGACCGACAACCCGGGCATCGACGCCGCCTCATACCGACAGTCACTCCAAGCCCTCGACCCAGTCGAGCGACGTCGGCTCGAAGAAGGCGACTGGTGGTCGACGACACTCGGCACAATGTTTGAGCGTGAAGGATTCGTCCTTCTTGACCCAATCGAAATACCAGAAGTTACGTCCATGGTGCGAGCCGTCAGATTCTGGGACTGTGCAGCAACCGAACCGTCAGCCTCAAATCCCGACCCCGACTGGACTGTCGGAACCCTAATGCTGTTCGATCAGGGTGTCGCATACATATTAGATGTGAAAAAAGCGCGCGTCCGCGGAGAGCACGTCGAACACCTCATCGCGCAGACCGCCTATGAAGACGGACGCCACGTGGCCGTGCGGATGGAGCAGGAGCCCGGATCGTCGGGCAAAGCCCTCATCGACCAGTACGCCCGCAACGTACTTCCCGGCTACGACTTCGCTGGAATTCGCGCGACCGGAGACAAAGTGACGCGCGCACGCCCATTCGCGGCCGCGGTCGCAAACGGAAACGTTCGTGTTGTGCGCGGTCCATGGCTCACCGACTGGCTCGATGAGTTCTCCTCATTCCCAGAAGCTGCCAACCATGACGACCAAGTCGACTCGGCCGTTGGGGCGTTCACACACTTGACCGGACTCGGGTTGCCGCAGAGGAAACGTGCCGCTATCATTCTCTGACGTACTACAACGTATCTAAGGAGAGAAATGAATACTGAATACGAGCAATGGCTTGCCGAGCATCGGCAGGCCATCATGAAGCTTTCCGATCTCATCTCGGCCGTTCGCAGCAGTGACCTCACAATAGAAGAGGTCGGCGATGTTGTCGCCGCCTTCGGCGAGTTCAAGACGAGTATCGGCATCCTCTACAACGAGATGCTGGCCGTCATGGGCAAACGCATGGGTGACGCCGATCTTGTCGTTCTTGAGAGCGGCGCGACTATCGAAAGAAAGTTCGCCAAGGATCGCAAAGCGTGGCAACACAAAGATCTTGCGGCCGCGGTGGCCGACCGTATCGACAAGATGTCGATCGACATGGACACCGGCGAGCGGCTACTGTCGTCCAGAGAGGTCGCAGAGAAAATGCTCGATTTCGTTCAGCCGTCGTACTGGCGTGTGGGCGCTCTCGACAAGATCGGAATCAGCGCAGATGACTTCTGCGAGTCCGGAGAAACCAAAGAAAGCATCGTATTGAGAAAGCCGAAAGGTGATAACTGATGTCAGAAATCTATAACAGGCTCGCTGAGCCGTTTGCCCCCGAGATGGAGCGCACCCTGAACAAGGGCGGCACCCGCCTCACCTATATCCCCGTCTCCGAAGTCATCACTCGTTTGAACCGAGTGTTTGGCGTCGGAGGCTGGAGCAGCCAGATCGTTTCCTGCAAGCGAGACGAATTGGACCCCGACTACATCGTGGCCTCCGTCACGCTCAGCGCACGTGTCGCCAACGAGGACGACAAGTTCACCGGCGGCTGGATCAGTCACGACGGCATCGGCGGTCAGAAGATCAAGCGCACCAAGAACGGCGACATCGTGGATCTCGGCGACGAGATGAAGGGCGCCGTGTCCGACGCGTTGAAGAAGGCGGCACAGCAGTTCGGTATCGGCCTGTACCTCGCCCGCGACGCTGACGCGATCGAGATGGAGATGGCCGAGTACGGCGCCGTACCGGTCAGCGAGTTCGACGAGCAGTACGAGCGGTTCAAGTCGATCCGCGAGGAGATGAACGACGAGCAGGTGGCGGCACTCCGCGAATGGTGGAACGAGTACGGCGAAGGCAAGCCGGTACCGAAGAAGAGCGAAATGAGCATGGAGATCCTGATGGCGATGACCACTCAGGCCGTCGCTATCCGCATGGGCGGCACGGTCGTCGACAAGTGAGCGTCTACACGCCGCCTCCACACCTGTCACCGTCGTCCATCGGCACGTTTCAGACGTGCCCTCTGAAGTTCAAATATTCGAAGATTGACGGCATCCGCGAGCCTGCCACCGAGGCAACGCTCATGGGTAACTTCGTTCACGAAATATTTGAGGCGTTGTACGCGCTCGAACCCGACCGCCGTGAAATCCTTGCGGCCAAAGATGCGGCACGCATCCTCTGGGATCAAAAGTACGAAGAGTTAGCGTCTGAAATTATCCATGAACGTCATCACAACGATTTCCGATGGAAGTCTTGGTTTTGTGTCGAAAATCTGTGGCAGCTAGAGAACCCGAAGAAGACACGAGTCGACCAGATCGAGTTCGAACTTAACGGTGATCTTGCCGGAGTCACGATGAAAGGTTTCATCGACCGGTACCACTACGATGAAAACGGCACAATCCAGATCGGTGACTACAAAACCGGCAAGGTGCCCTCCGCCCGCTACGAGGACGACAAGTTCACCCAGTTGTTCATCTACGCGGCGCTACTCCAAGAACTAAATCTTGGTGAGGTGTCGTGGGTGCATCTGATCTATCTCAAGGGTCCGAAGATGATTTCTCGAAGGGTCAGTGAGGAAGACATCGATGAGGTGACTGAGACCGTCGTAACGGTAAAAAACGAAATCGACAAACGATGCGAGTCAGGAATATTCGAAACAAAAACAGGTCCGCTGTGCAACTGGTGTTACTTCAAACCCAACTGCCCGGCCTTCAACTAAGGAGAAAAAATGAAACTCACAGATGACACCTTCGCGAAACTTGTCGCGGAGGATGTAAAGAACAAAGTAACTCCAGCCAACAGAAAAATGCTGATGGAGAAGCCGAATTGGGACAGGTGGGAGCGGGCACTAATCGCTCTCGTTGAAAACCTGAACGGACAATTGGAAGACATCGAGTCCGACATCGCGGCCGACAAGGAGCGGTACTCCGACATTGAGGATGGACAAATCCTTCTAGCCGAGTCCCTTGCCGCGTACGAGGCCCGCAAGAAAAAGATTGAGCGGTTCCGCTTCCACGTCGAAAACAAGTTGAGCGAAGTCAGCAAGATGATCGAGACCGGCATCCCACCGGAGGACGACATCATGACGAAGTTGCTGATGATGCAGAAGGCCATCAAGAAGCACAAGGAGATGCTCCACGAGTACACGATCGAGGCGACTGCGATCGACCGAGCCCTCTGGGATGTCTTGGACGGCAGGTGGTCATTCGACGGAATCAGTGAAGACGATCTCGCTGAACTTTCCGCGTGAAAAGAAAAAAGCCGCTAAAAGCCAAAAAAGGCCTGCAACAAAAGACGCCGCTCAAACGGGGAGGTAAGCCAAATTATCGATCTGCCAAAACGTCCAAGAAGTATGAGGAGCGTCGACCCTTGGTGGAACGACTACTCAAGGAAAGGCCGGCGTGTGAGGCGTGCCCAGTTTTCGCAGAACATGACGGACAGGTCACTTACGTCCGCCGTGCTAGCGTCGACATCCATGAGGTCGTCAGGCGGAGTCAGGGCGGGTCGATTCTTGATGAGGCTAATCTTCTCGCTGTGTGCCGCAGCTGCCATCGTCGTATCGGCGATTATCCTGCGCTGGCTTTCTCGTTAGGTTTAGCAAAACACGGTTGGGAAAAGGAGAACGACAATGAGTAAAAGTGCTGTAAAAGACGAAAAGACTTTGACCGAGGCCTTGAGGATGATCTCCTCGTATCACAACAGGCACGGCTATCCCCCAACAGTCAGGGAGATCGGTGAAAGTCTCTCGTTTTCCTCACCTTCCTCCGCCATGGCTGTAGTGAAAATTCTTGCCAGTCGCGGAATGATTACGATGAGGAACAGGATGCCAAGAACCATCATGATGACTGAAGCCGGAAAATTGAGGATCGAACAGAAATGAGATCCGTTATGGGACTCGACTTGTCGCTTACATCGACAGGCGTGTCCTGTGACGACAGAACGTGGACGATTGCCGCGAAATCGAAGGGCGCTCAACGCCTGTACGACATCCGCGCCAGACTCCGCGTAGACGTGGCGAGCAACCATCACCCCGGTGTTGTGATCGAGGGATATTCGTTCGCGAGCCGGAATAGTCAGGCGCACAGCATCGGTGAACTCGGCGGAGTCATCAGACTCTTGCTCCACGATTTGGGTATCCCCTATGTCGAGGTTCCGCCGACAGTTCGAGCAAAATTTGCTACAGGAAAAGGAAATGCCGGAAAAAACGAAGTTGTTTCAGCAGTATCGGCAAGAACAGGAATTGTTTGGGACGGAGCCGGAGGAGACGACCGGTGCGATGCCTACATCC